TATTACGTATCTTAGGATACGGTTTAGGGGCAGGTCAAACTGCATCCCGAATCGAAAGGCCCCGAATGTCGACGCTTCCCGAGATGGCAGAGCAGTATCCGGAGGTACGACGGTTGCTGGAGGACCGCAACCTCAGTCACACCGAAGTTCTTCCACGAATCAACGCGGAGGCAGGGTTCACAGGACCGACGTCATACACGGCAATCCGTAGGTACCGCAACGCAATTGAGTGGATCCCGGCAGATGATCCACAGCCTGAACCCACGCAGGGTGAAGGGGTCATCAAGGGAAACGCCGAGGTCACCTCGACTGGGGTCACCTTCCAAGGTGTTGAGTTGGAGAACTTCAACTGCCAGACCGCCAAGGACTGGAGCCCCATCTTCGAGATCTTCCAACTGGATCCGAACGAGTTCATGATCGTGGATGACACGGTCAAGATCGGGACATGGCAGCAGAGCAAGGCCCTGGAGGATGGCACCCGGGACAAGGTCCAGTTGTTCTCACACAGTGCCCGGTTCAAACGCAAAGCCACCAGCGCCATTACCGATGAGCAGCGGGCTGTCTGGCGGACGGACCTCATTCAGCGCCAGAACGCTCCCGCGCCGAAGTACCTCCGTTATGGCGGGGGCCAGCCCAAGGACGGCACCTACCTGACGCTCATCGCTGACCCACAGTTGGGCAAGAAGCGGACCGAGGAGGCGGTGGCCAACTGGAGGCGTGGTGTCCTAGGACACAAAAATGCGATCCAAGATCTGCAGGCTAAGGGCCAGGGACCAGAGGCTGCCCACATCGCGTTTCAGGGTGATGAGACTGAGGGCGTATGCAATAACTACTGCGTCGGCGCGGACGAACTCATCTTGACAAGCGACTTTCGTTGGGTGCCTGCTCGTAGTCTGACAGCAGGCGATGGCCTCTACACGCTTGAAGAGGAGACACCTAGTAGGTCTGGTCGTCGATACTCCCCAGGTACGGTGCTAGCCAATGAAGTTAAGAACCTGCCGAGCATACAAATCCGCTTCTCCGACGGTACCTCGCTCCTTTGCACTGCAGAGCACCCAGTACTCGCGCGCCCTGTGCGAAAACATGGTGCGGCTGTGTGGCGGTGGGTTTGTGCTGATGCACTGAGCGCTAAGCAGTATGAGGTCTGCAAGTTGGCTGATCCGTGGACTAAAGAGGAGTCATGGGATGCTGGCTGGATGGCCGGGATCTTCGACGGTGAAGGTCACTTTGCAGGAGGTAAGAAACGCTCGGCAAACCATACTCTCGGTGTCTCCCAGAAGCGTGGTCCTGTGCTTGACCGTGCTCGGCGCATTTTGATGACCCGTGGGTTTGACTTCTCAGAGTCCCTCCCGGGAGCACCAGATGTAGTGTCCCTGAACATCCGTGGTGGTTACTCGGAAGTCCTGCGCGCGCTGGGCACGTTCGGACCACAGAGGCTCATCGATAAGGCTGGCTATCCCTTCCTTAGCACGAGGGCAAACGTCACTGTGGTGGGGGTAGAAGACGCAGGAGTTCAGCCAATTGCGGTTATGGGAACCAGTTCTCACACTTACTTCGCGAATGGCATTGCGTCACACAACACGAATCAACCAAACACCGTAGAACTGAACCTGACCGGGCAGTTGGAACTCGACTATGACTTGCGCATGTGGACCCTGCGAGAGTTCTCTGCTCTTGGGCTTCCATTGTCCGCGTCCTCGGTCATCTCCAACCATGGTGAGTGGACCCGCAACGGCAGTAAGGACGTTGTCACGACGCGCGGGGACAACTCGTCTACCCATATTGCTCGTCAGGTGATGAAGGCCTTCAAGGAGATCGAGCCGTTCGGAGGGCCCAAGATCGACTGGACCATCGGTGGGGGAGACCCAGGCGTCGTCGTCAACCTCTCCGGAATAGACTGCTACTTCTCGCACGGGTACATCGAGAAGGGCAAGGGACCCAGCATCGAGGTCAAGACCAAGGTCGCCATCGAGAGGCAGATCATCGGCCGGACAGTGACCCTCGGTGCGGTCCCCCTTTGGTTCATGGCGCACTACCACCACTTCTACGCCCAGGAGTTCGAGGGACGCACCATGTTCTCTTGTCCCGCACTGGAGGCCGAGAGGTCGTCCGAGTACATGCTCGATCAGTATGGGGTATGGAGCCCGGACGGAATGCTTGGACTTCTCGTCGGCCGAGACAAAAAGCGCCACTGGAGCGATCTATCTATTTTCTGATGTACCTAAACCTTCCTAACATCCCTAACGCGGAGAACCATGAGCGACTACCTAACCACCGAGACAGTGACCTTCGAGTACGATCAGGCAGGGCGGATCTCCAAACAGACCACCATCACCACTGAGGGGCCCGATGAGCAATCTCCTTGGCCTGCGCGTTCCAGGGCCAGGATGCCCACACTCCTTCGGGATGCCCCAATGTCTTCCGTCTCGAAAGACCCATATACCAAGGCCTTAGTCAACCGGTGGTTCGGTAATCATGAAGAGCGCGATGTGGTTGTCGACATGAAAGACTACCGTGTGCATAGGTCAGGCAACTCCAGGCCGAGCCCATTCCCAAAAGGATGAGCCTTCGTAGGAAGTACTCAGTAGAGGTCGTCTTCGAGATACGCCGTGAGTATGGCTTCTGCGTGGAGAGCGAGGCTGATGCTAAGGCTCTGGCTGTGGCCGAGTTCCGGGACTGGTTCGTGGAGGCATATGATGCTGCTCCTTCGGCCAGTGAACTGGACGTCTTCGTGGAGGAAGTCTCTTAGCCCCCTTTAACCTGTGCAGTAGAAGTCCCGGTAACCTTTTCTTAGGGAGCCGGGACTTCTGTGTGTCGAGCCCACCAACGTACCCCAATGGGAGAAGCAGCCTAATGGCAGCCAAGATGAAGCAACTCGCAGAACTTCTGCCCCCCCTGGAGGGCTGGACGATTGAAACGTATGCCGCACACAATGAGGCGATGCGAGCGGCCGACATCCGATTCCATAACGAACGTGACCGTCGCTATGCAGAGGCTGCCACCCTGAACGCCGTCGCGCTGAAGATCAAGGAGACGGCTGACCTTGCTGCTCTTACGCTAGCCCGTGAGGGACAGGTCTATAAGGAAGCACAGAATGACCTAATGCGCGACAGTAGCCTCAGACAGAGTGGAATCTACGCAACGAATGAGGGCGTGACGAAGGCTCTCTCTGACTTGGAGTCCTCATTTGAGGCAGCACTTGCGCCGATCGTTGACTTTATAGCGAAGTCGCAGGGCGCGTCCAAGAGTGTCGAGTTGACGTGGGGAAAGATCGGTGCCGTTATTGGAGTCCTCCTCGCCGGATACGTAGCACTCAGGTCTGGCACGACCCCCGTGCTCAAATAGATCAAACTAAGCCCAGTTAGGAAATACACATGAGCGAGATACTCGACAAGTCAGTTACATCCCCAGATGAGGGGAAAGCGTGGGACTTCACGTGCCCTGTCTACTCCGGGTGCGGTGACCCAGAGCCCGGGAGTATTGGCTTCACCAGCAAGGGGTGGCCCACCAAGGATGCTGCGCTTGCTCGCGGACAACAGCACTTCGATGAGCATAAAGGGCTTGGAGTCGCGCCGTCACTTGATGAGTTCCGCAAGGAACAGGGTTTGGCCGTTGACGGCAAGGGTGCCGTTGTGAGGGTGGAGGATCTCTGATGACTGCCATCGTCGCGGGAGAAATCCTGCTCAAGTACAGCATCTCGGCTGCTGCTGGAAATACCACGGCTTCTGCCGCTACCACGTCCCTGGGCGACCAGATCAGCACCACCGCGTGGGCTGGTGGGTCCGCCAACGACCTGTTCACTGATATCACTGGCGCTCAGAACGCGGCCAGTCAGGTGGACTTCTCCTGCATTTTCGTCCACAACAGCAATGCTTCCAACAGCCTCCAGAACTCCGTGGTATACCTTTCCGCTGAGGTTGCTAACGGGGCGGGCTGTGCTGTGGCCATCGACAACTTTGCCGCATCTGCGATCGGCGCGGCAACGGCTCAGGCTGCGGCCATTGCCACCTCGGTGACGACTCCCACTGGTGTGGGTACCTTCTCGTCTCCGACGACGGTGGGTACTGGTCTTTCTCTGGGCACGATTGCTGTGGCGAACTGCCATGCGTTCTGGGTAAAGCGCACCGCAGCGAATAACGCCGCCCTCTCTGCTGACGGCGTGACCATCGGCGTCGGTGGGGATACCGGAAGTCTGTAATGGCTGACAGCAGCATTGCCGTCACAGTCGGCACTGGGACCACCGTCAACGTCGACACGTTCACGATGCCCAACGGTGACCACAGGCAGGCCTTTATGATAGGCGACCACGGCGCCTACGCAGGCCACGCGGCGACGTTCCGCATCCCCGGCAGGGCTGGAACGGCTGGGCAGAAACTGTTCAGCATCCACAACGCTACCGGCTCCACGATCGTTGCTGAGGTTCAGAAGGTCACCATCGACCTGGTGCAGACCGTCGTCAAGGCCGTCACAGTCCTGCCACCTGCTATCCGACTCTGGAAGGTGACCGTGTTGCCGAGCAACGGCACCGCCTGCACGAAGGTTTCCGAGGACTCAAGCGCGACCGCAACCTCATCCAGCATCACCGTCCTCCAAGACGCTTCCGCTGATGGTACGAGTTCGGGTACGGCGCTGACCGCAACTCTGCCTGCCGGGACCATTGTCAGCGAAGAGTTCGCTCCTCGTCTTATCACGGCGGCGGGTTACGAGATGTTCGACCGGACAGAGTTCCTGACTGATGGTCTGGAGTCGGTCGTGCTGCGACCGCTTGAGGGGCTGGTCGTGTTCCTCGACTACGTGCTGGCCACTCAGAACCCGGTCACGGATATGTGGCTGGTTGGTTGTCGCTGGGAAGAGTACACCCCATAAGGAGGTAGGTCATGAGCCTTCTCCTACTGCTCAAGTCACCCAGCACCACACCGGTCGGTACCACCAGAGCCACAACATGGGACGTCCTGACTCCAGCAGCAACGACCCGAGCCGCAACCTGGGACGCCCTGACTGCAGCAGCAACGACCCGAGCCGCAACCTGGGACGTCCTGACTCCAGCCTCCACCACTAGGGCTACCACGTGGAATGTTGCCGTCACATCCGTAGGTTATTCAGCGGAGGTGGCCACAGACTCTCCACTGGCTTACTGGCGGCTGGGTGACGCCTCCGGAACTACGTTCGCGGACTCATCCGGCAACAGTCGAGGTGCAACCTCCTCTGTGGCTCCAACCTGGGGGCAGTCGACTGCCGGAATTGGTATTGACGGCACGAGTGCTCAGTTCTCCGGGAGTTCCACGAAGACGGGTCACGTGGCATACACCGCTTGGCCGAGCCAGTCCCTGGTCACAGTCGAGGGGTGGTTCAAGACCTCATCGACCACCCTGATGATGATATGCAACCGAGACAATGAACTCTCAGGTGCTGGGCGATGCTGGCAGTTCCGCATGAACGCGGGCAAGGTCAACTTCATCGTCTTCAACACGAGCGTCGCTCTCGTGAGCATCACCTCACCACTGACTTATAACGACAGCGCGTGGCACCACGCGGTTGGCACTTGGGACGGTACGACCGCTCGCCTTTACGTGGATCGTTCCCAAGTCATCACCGGGGCACTGGCAGGCACGCTGAATGGTGGCGGGACGATGGGGATCGGGGTCGGTGGAGCGAGCACTACGTCCACGACAACGCCATTCAATGGCTACCTCGATGAGATCGCCGTCTATGACGCCGCGCTGTCCTCGACTCGGATATTTGCACATTACGATGCGGGCACGACCGCTGGCACCGCCGCAGTAGCAACCACCAGGGATACTACCTGGGCTGTGGCTGCGTCGGTCTCGGCCACTAGGTCAACGACATGGGATGTTCTCACTCCAGCCAGTACCAGCCGCTCTACCACATGGGCTACCAAAGCCACAGTAGTGGCTACCCGATCGACGACCTGGGTAACCAAAGCCGCTGTAGCATCCACTCGCTCAACAACATGGAACACGAGGTCTCCGGTCAGTACCACCCGGCTCACAACCTGGGCTGTCCTGACTCTGATCTCTTTAACACGAACCACAAACTGGGTTACCAAAGCCGCAGCCAGCACCAGCCGGTCCACGACGTGGGGTGTCAGAGCATCCGTTGTTACTACCCGCTCTACCACATGGGACATGACTGCTAGTGCAGTGTCTATTCGGGCAACCACCTGGGATGTCCTAAGCAGCCGAACGATAACCAGAACCACTACCTGGGCCGTTCTATCCCTCGCGTACCCAACCATCCTGCACCCACGTCTTACGCTTAATGTGCCTGACTCAAACTTGGAGATCCTTGATAGGGACTCCAGGATTACCCTTAATGTGCCCGACTCACAACTTGATATCCTAGACAGTGACTCCCGGCTCACCCTTAATGTGCCTGACTCAAACTTGGAGATCACATGAAAAGATGGACCGTAGGAGACCTTGAGCCTCCTCTCTCTGGGACTGCTCTAGACATTAAAACGCCTGTGGACCTGACCGCCGCCGCTTCCGCGACCGCCCACGTTCAGCGCGAAGATGGCACGGTAATCAGCCGCGCCGTCACATTGGGTGACCAAACCACCAGTAAGGGAACATGGACAATGCCCTGGCAGGTTGGTGACCTAAGCATTCCCGGAGGATACGAAGCGGAACTTAAGGTAGTGTGGCCAGGAACTAGGCCGCAGACCTTTGGTCCAGAGAAGTTTCAGGTTCGCCCGAGCCTTGCCGCGTAGATCCACTAGCCTGACCACGTACTACTGTGCAGGGAATTCTCGGTAGTATCGAAGGCATGGCAGAACTTCTCATGTGCGCCGTAGACTACTGCGTCTTCGTCGACGGAGTACACGTCTACGCGGGTAAAGCCTGCCCCCACTTCCCCGGCGCAGAAGACGAAATGGGATCTGCTCCTGAACCTGGCTGGACAGTCCAGCAGGTTTCTCCTACCGAAAGGGTTAGCCATGGCTGACGAAGTTGTTGTAGAGGCCCCCGTGGCCATTGAAGAGGCCCCTGTAGTGGTGCAGCCTGCTGCGGATCCGGCCGACTTGGAAGAGCCTGTCGTGAAGACAGGTGCCAAGACCATTGACTCCCATGAGGTGTCTGTCGGTTGGACCGCCCAGCAAGGGGGCATCCCCTCCGAGCCGGAGCCAGTTCCCGGCACTGTTGTCACGTATGCCGAGTTGCCCTACGAGGCCTCCCTGGTGGCTGCCGGTATCGACGTCGAGCAGTACCACGCCAACCTTGACCCTGCGGTTGTGGCAGACGAGGCAGAGCGTGATGCCGTGCGAGGTGTGGGAACTGTTCCCACCGGAGTTCCCGTCGCCGTTCCTGAGGATGCTCCCGCCGTCTTCGTCGTTCCCGAGGTTGCTCCTGGGGATGCTCCTGTTGTTGTCCCCGAGGTTGCTCCCTGATCTCAGGTTGATTACTAGCAGCCCTGGTTACTTTCCTGACAGTGGCCGGGGCTGCTGAATCTCTGGAGGTGTTTGATGGCTCGTAGTAAGCGGCCTGTGATGCCTTCGATCGCGCGCATCATGGAGATGGAAGGGCTTGGCTCTAATCGTGCCGAGAGGGGCCTTCTGGCTGCGCTAAAGCGTGAGGCCTCTGTTGCGCCCGCGCAGAACCGTCCGCAGCCCTCTGGTGGCACCCTGAGCGCCCGGGCGAGGGCTCAGCGTGCGATGACGTATGACACCGCTCTTGCTATACAGGCCAGTAAGGCCGGGGACGACACCGAGTTGTTGGCCTATCAGCCGACACCAAGCATAAATCCGCCGCGCCCGAGAACTCTGGCTGCTGGGTATGACCGAGACACGAAAGTGCTGAGAATTCGCTATAGGGAGGGCCAAGGATACGAGTACTACGATGTCAGCCCAAGGGAATGGGCTGCGTTTCGTCGAGTAAAGTCACCAGGACGGTATGTGAACAGAGTTCTGGCGCACAAGGACTATGCTCCTGCGGCTTGGTGATCAAACGATTGTATAGAACCGGTTAATCTGATACGGTTGTATCATGATTTGTAAATGTGAAGTTTGCGAAATGCCGCTTGTGTACGCAGGTCGCGGACGACCACCAGTCTTCTGCGTGAAACACGGAGCAGAGAGCAAGGCGGTCAAGCGGGCCGAAGCGAAGGACAGACTGTCACAGGACGTTGTCTTCAACTTTACGTGCAAGTCCTGCTCGGCCCCGATCCCGTACAAGGGCTATGGTCGATACCCAGTTTACTGCACGGAGCATGTTCGTAAGCGTAAGAAACAGCACAAAGAGCCTGTAATGCTGGTGTGCCAGACATGCGAAATTCGGTTTCCATATCGTGGATTTGGTACACACCCACGTTATTGCCCAGAACATCGGGGCAGTTACCCTGGTGAGTTGACGGCTGGTCGTGAGTGTGCAGGATGCCATCAGTGGAAAACACCTGATGAACTGTACCGAAGTCCTAAGGGTGGCTTCTGGTCTTACTGCCGGGACTGCAACGCGATTGACGCCAAGGCGCGCTACGCCATAAATAGGTGTGACCCTGCGCACGTTAAGAAAGCAATTGACTACCAGCGTGCGTTCAAAGATAGGGTCCGGGCCGAGGTACGGGCTGCCTACGGGGATGCGTGTGCCTGCTGTGGCGAGACTGAGCCGAAGTTCCTGACACTCGATCACGTCAACAACGACGGGGCAGAGCACCGACGGGACGGCAAGGTGCGCACAGGCTATTCCACTTGGGCCTTTGCTAAGCGGGAAGGTTTCCCAGATTGGCTCCAACTGCTCTGCTGGAACTGCAACTCCGCGAAGGGTGCTTGGGGAGAGTGCCCCCACGTGCTACTAAGAGAACGTGACCATCAAGCACGATGCTGCCGTGTTCACCACACCCACACCAGCCCACACAAAGGCTGTATCTTGAGGTGATTACTATCGGAAACCGGATCCCATATAGGGTTTCGAGTATGCCGGAGACACATGATCTCGGACGAATTTTTGCTCACTCGATCTACCTAGTCGAGCGCACCCGACTCGTCCACCTCGCACCCACTCAGGAACTCGATGACCCATTCCGTACTTCGCCGCACTCGCTCGTTGTCCGCCTATGGCCTTCGCGCCGTGGCCTCGTTATTGGATGGTGGCATAACGGAGGCCTCTCAGAAGGAGAAGCCCTCCGAGCCGGAATCTGGGCCCACGGAACAGACGTCCTCGACGACTCAGGGCACATCCTCGACGAGTTCGAAGACTGGGATGTCTGAACAACAGATCCCCAATACCCCTCAGGGTCGGCTGTACGCGCGAAAGATGGTCGCCAGACAGGCCCACTGCCCGGACGATGAGTACATGCTTCTCGAAGAACTCGGTCTGCTGTGAGGTTCCGTAAGCAACCCCTCCCCTCGTCCATTACCAACGCTGCGCACGTGCGAGTACGAAGGCTGCCCACCTCGGAGATCCTCATGTGGGCCGACACGGCCGGTGCTGGCATCTCTAGGGCGCTATCGGACTACCAGAGGGACGGGAACCAGGACTCCCTGGAAGATGCCTACACGGGGCTACTGACGATGCTGGGTGTGGTAGAGGAACTTCGGGACCGCGTCTAATCGAAGGTGTTCGAGAACGCGATCAAGCACTTTTCGCACGAGTTGGGTCCAGGTAAATCGGAGCCCTCCGCCAACCGCCGTTTGCCCCAGGTGATCCGTGAGTCACAGATGGCGACCCCGTTCCGGAAGTAGTGCGTCTTGCGGAACAGGCCGACTTCCATGTCTAGCCACCCGGTAACGTCAGCCAAGGAACAGCCCTCCAGGGTCGCAGCCACACCCGGGCTCGTGGGACTCTGGCTTCTCCTGCTTGCCACGCATGTACTTCTTGGCGGCGTGGTGCAGGGGAGAGGTCAGGTCGAACCGCTGCCAAGTACCCCCGCAGTCGGGGCACTCCCAGAACAGTACCCCGTCGTAGACCCCCCGGACCTCGTTTCCGATCTCTCGGCGGTAGCGAGGTGCATCCCCGGGCTGCCAAGGGCTGTGCGACGTGATCGGCTCACCAAACAGTGACAAGCCACAGTGGGGGCAGTTGTCCGGCTGGGTCATGGGTACGTCGCTCATGTACCCAAAGTATCAACTCAACCAGTTCTTGTCAACCGGTTCTTTTGGCTGTATCGTCATACCCCGAAGGGGGTCACAGTGGCCAGAACAGTAGCCCGACGAGCAACCACAGCCAGACCCCGGGTCAAGCCTGCCTCAATGGTGGACCCTACGAGGAAAGGTAGGTGTGGTTGGTGCCTCACTGGGAGGTGTGAAAACTGCACCTACATCCAGGGGATACCACTAGAGCCTCCTTGCCCCTGCCCCTGCCCTTGCATAGGAGTTACCGTCTAAACCCTGAGTAAAAGTAGGCTGAGAATCAATTCGCATAATTGATTCGAGGCACTAGTGACGGAAACGCTGCTCGACGAAGAACTTGATTTCGTCGAAGATGAGACCCCAGAAGAGCGCCAAGCCAGGATAGATATCGAGGTCGTTCTCGATGACGTATCCCAGGCGGCAGTCGACAAGATCATCGAGAAGATGCTCATCGTGGTCGATGAGGTCTCCGGGCACCCGCTTAGGCCTTACCAGACCCCCTTCGCCAAGCGCCTTATCGAGTCCCTGGTCATTGGTGATGGTGCCACACTGACAGCCCTATGGAGTCGTCAGTCCGGCAAGAGTGAAACTATCGCCAACACAGTGGCCGCATGCATGATCATGCTCCCTCGACTTGCGACCCTCTTTCCATCCCTCCTCGACAAGTTCAAGGAGGGTCTATGGGTTGGCGCTTTCGCCCCCGTAGAGGAGCAGGCGAGCACCCTCTTCGGGCGGATTGTGGAGCGGCTCACCTCGGAGCGCGCGCTGGAGGTTATGGCCGACCCAGAGATCGACGAGGCCGTGGGCGGTGGCGCTAAGACTGTCACGCTGAAGAAGTGTGGCTCACTAGCCCGCAAGCAGACCGCGCACCCACGGGCGATTATTGAGGGGCGGACCTACCACCTGATCCTCGTCGACGAGTGCCAGGGCGCGGACGAGAAGATGGTTAACAAGTCTATTGGCCCAATGGGTGCAGCGACTAACGCGACCATGGTTTTCACTGGAACCCCCTCCTATGAGAAGGGGATCTTCTTCAAGACGATCCAGGCTAACAAGAGGCTCTTCACACGCCGCGGTGCCAAGCAGAATCACTTCGAAGCCGACTGGAAAGAGGTAGCAAGGTGGAGCCTCAACTACGCCAGATTCGTCAAGAAGGAACTCCTTCGAATTGGTGAGGACTCTAACGAGTTCAAGTTGGCCTACCGCATCATGTGGCTCCTGGACCAGGGCATGTTCGTCACCTCTGAAAGGCTCGACGAGTTGGGTGACAAGTCGATGGAGATCGTCCACTCTTATCACAAGACTCCCTGCGTGGTAGGTATTGACTGTGCCCGCAAGGTGGACTCCACAATCGTGACAGTAGTCTGGGTCGACTGGGATCATCCGGACGAGTTCGGGTACTACGAGCATCGCATTCTCAACTGGCTCGATCTGACCGGCCTCGAATGGGAAGAGCAGTACTTCCGCATTGTCGAGTTCCTGGCCAACTACAGTGTCTTCGCCATCGGAGTCGACGCAGGTGGCGTGGGAGATGTCGTCGGTGGACGCCTCAAGGTGCTCCTTCCGCATATTCCGATAGAACTCCTTGGATCCCAGAGGCCCGACCAGTCCAAGCGCTGGAAGCATCTGTCCGAGTTGGTGCAGCGCGGGAAGATCGGATGGCCTGCCCACGCCAAGACCCGTCGGCTCAAGACATACCGACGATTCCGTCTTCAGATGGAAGACCTGCTGAAGAAGTTCGAGGGACCCTATGTGCTGGCGGAGGCCCCGAGGGAAGCGGACGCGCATGATGACTACCCGGATAGCCTCGCATTGGCTGTCGCAATTACCACGGACTACCAGATGCCGTCCGTAGAGGTCTCCAACTCTCCTTTTCTAAGGTGATACCTAGCAAGGTTGCTCGCGCGCAGCGCCTCCTTGTTGCGGTGGTAGTGGGCACGTACTCTTGCACGCTGACACTCTCGACACTTGCGTGTTCCCCGAGGGTCAATATAGAGGTTATCTCCTGCTAGCAGGTGGCGGTTCAGGCAGTGGGTCTTTGCCTTATTGATCGCGGTGATCCCTGTCGTTGAACGGAGAGTGTTCAGGCCACGAGTAGTGGGGATGGTGTGCGCAAAGTTGACACAACGATAGACCCCACAGACGATGTGGTCCAGCACTAGCCCTTTAGGGATGGGGCCAACCCAGTGCTCGTATGACCAGCGATGCGCCATGACGTTTCGTCCCTTGTCCCAGAAGACTCCATACTTCCGGGGGCCCTTCTTTGTCGTCACCGCCCCTGTCCACATCCAGCAGCCATTCGCGTTGATCTTGACCTTCTTCAAGAAGAGTTCTTCTCTGTCCATGTCAAAACCTTAGCGTCCAGGCATCTGAAAGTGTTAAGAAGTGTCCCAATCGCGCTGGTTCTAGCACCCTACAGAGCAAAGCCCCTGACCTGTGGTGCTATAGGCAGGAGGCTCCTCAGGGATTCTCACGCGTGACATGATCAGCCGGGACATTCGTGTGAGTCACCCACACCGGGTCAGAGGGTTGCCATGTCTCTGACTCAGTTGAGCCATGCTTGATAGGACCCACCGGGCGTACTCGCCACAGATCATTTGTGCCCTCGTGACCACGAACGGCCACCTCGCGGTTGCTATACATCCACAGCCCACCCTCGTCGGTGCTTTCCGCGCGCAGACCGTGCTTCTCAATAGACGACCTGTTCGTCTTGGGGGTTACGTGATAGAACTGCTGGGGGCTCAGGTGGTCACTGGCGCTCATTCCGGTGAGTCCTCGTCAACCATTATTTCGGCACCACACGCAATACAGACATAAACCGTTAGCCCGTCTACCGGCCCGTCTGTTGTGAACACGTGGTCGTATGTCCCGCCACAAGCCGACTCATAGTCGCTCATGCCTACACCCTCTGTTCTCGGTCTTTAGCAGCGTGGTCCAGGGCTGCCCAGGCTCTTGCCTCACCCTTGGTGCTTGTCATCCCGTAGTCTTCGTTCTCCGCGCCCCCAGGGTATTCCACAGTCCACTTCATCCGGCCGTAACCATTGCCGTCGACCACATACCCACCATGCTTGGTGTTGGCCACCTCGGCAGGCTGGTGGAAGCGGTTGGTGGTCTTGAGCCAGTTGAACTGAACGGGGCTGAGGTTATCTGAAGCGCTCATCGGAACTTCCTCTATGTCGACTCCTATGGTCTCACATCCTGAGGATCTGTGCTAGGGCCCAGTCGCGCTTCCATGACGAATGACAACCTCCCATTCAGAACCAATATCCTGGATAAGGATCTAGGAGGTTCGACTGATGGCAGACGCATGGGGCACCCCCGGATGGACCTGCACTAACGGGATCCCTCTCACCAGCGACCTTCCTCCAGCGACTGTGCCTACTGATGTCGCGCTAGTCAATATCGTTGCTCAGTTTGGGGCCATCGATGGAAAGCACCAGAACGGTTTTCTGATGTTCGAGGCGAGTTCGGACCTAACCCATGTTCCCAGCGGTGGGGTCAGCCATAATCCTGCATGGCTGATGAGAGTAATCGATGGTCTAGTCGCCGGGAAGATCCCGGCCACGGACAATACAACCCTTAGCCCTACCGGCTGGAACTACAGGGTGACCCTCATCATCTACGGGCAGGTCGTACGTACATTCCATGCGTTGGTGGCAACTAATTCTGCGGACGTTGAGTTTACCTCGTTGGTACCCCTCACCTAACCACTAACAAGGACAGTGTCCCCGACCCTACGCTTGTGTTGATCCACTCTTTCCGGAAGAAGGAACCCCCATGACTGACAATCTCGCACCCGCGCCGCAGTTCCCCGAGCGAATCTCGGCGACCTACGAGGAGAAGATTGCCCCGAACATTCCGGGCAACCGAGGCCCTCTGCGCTTTGAGGAAGGTATCGGAACCGATACTGACATCCCCAATGAGTTCACCAAGGGCGTCCTACAGGGGTACATCCCGGCTCCGGGAAGTGGGAACCATAACGCGAACGTCTACGAGAAGTTCCCTGAGGAGACGATGGCTGAGCGTGCTCACGTCGGTTCTGCCTCTTGGGTGGAGGCCCCGACCTACCTCGGTGAGTTCGCTCACGGTGCTTTCACGCAGAACGCCGAGCAGCACTACGAGCAGGTCGACCGCACTGGTGGCCGCTACGAGCGAATTGCTCCGGCCGTCGTCACTGACTGAACCGGTAGGTTTGTAGCGGTTCTCCGAAACCGGTACACTAATAGCATGTCCAAACCGTGCACCGTCACTTCAGCAGAAACCCGCTTCGGTCGTCTTGTCCTGACCAAAGACTCTTTCCCTAGGCCAGCCGGAAGACACGAAAACGGCAGGCCGAAGACCCGGTCAGCGGCGGAGGTTCGCTGCGACTGTGGCACGGTGCTCATTGTTTCGATGAGCAACCTCATCCAGGGAATCACCAAATCCTGCGGGTGTCTCCATACGGAGGTCGTCAAAGCGACGATGACGACGCACGGGATGTCTGTTGGGTACGAGAAAAAGAAGATTCTGCGTGTGCACGCAGGGATGAAGCAGCGATGCCTCAACCCTAACGCCGACAACTACAGGTGGTACGGCGGCAAGGGTATTGGCATTACCCCCGAGTGGCTTGACTCAGCAACCTTCATGAAGTGGGCCCAGGCAACCGGATACGTGGAGGGTTTGCAACTAGACCGTATCGATGAATCCCGTGACTACGAGCCGGATAACTGCCGATGGGTAACTCAGAAGAAGAACATCAGAAACCGGGACCGCTTCTGGGATGACGGTCTGGACGCACAACTAGTGGCGTACTCAGCCCGGGTAGGTAAGAGCCCCTACCAAGTAATCCAAGAGGCCGTAGTAGCCCTGCTTTCGGAGAACTCTGGGGTTATCACCTAGCAGTGCAGGCACCGTAGTCTTTGGAGTGATGACTAAACACGACTCCAAAGACCTCCCCGGTCCCGGCTCTAGGAGGTGATGCTGCACAATGTCTATTAACTTTGCTTCGCCCTCAATGAGGGCGTCAGGAAGTGATCTTACCGTATCCATCAGCCCCCTCGGCCTCGTCGAGTTGGCCGACGAGGAGTTCGAGGTCCACGGCCCAAGGCTAAACCGCTACGCCCAGAACTGGGCGTGGTATTGAATACCTTGGACACCACTGGGCGACCAGGAACCCCGCTGGGGACCAGCAGATCACCTTCAACTATGTCAAGGCCCTGTCGGACTGGATCACGAACTTCACGTTCTCCAGGGGCGTTGAGTTCACCTCTGTCAAGCAGTACCAGCACACTGTCCCGAGCCTTCTTAAGCGCATTTGGGAAGTGGACAACAACAAGGCGCCCCTCATCTGGGAGATGGGCAACCAGGGAGGCGTCTCCGGAGATGTCTTCGCCAAGGTGGCGTACGACCCGGCATGGGTCGACAGCACAGGTGCTACTCATCTCGGGCGGGTTCGCATTCTCCCGCTGAACGCAGCATTCTGCTTCCCGGAGTTCCACCCCCATGACCGTGACCGGATGATCCGCTTCAAGTTGAAGTACCGCTTCTGGAGCACGTCGGCGGAGGGAACTCGTCAGGTCTACACCTATGTCGAGATACTCACTGATGACACGATCGAAGAGTACGTCAATGACGAGTTGATCGACAGCAGGCCCAACCCTCTTGGCATGATCCCTGTTGTTCACCAGCCCAATATCCTCGTATCAAGTTCCCCCTGGGGCCTTTCCGACATCAGTGACATCATCTCGTTGAACCGTGAGTACAACGAGAAGGCCACAGATATCAGCGAGATCATCAACTATCATGCTGCTCCGGTCACGATCATCAAAGGCGCCAAAGCAAGCAACCTCGAAAAGGGAGCGCGCAAGGTCTGGGGTGGCCTGCCCAAGGACGCCGACGTTTTCAACCTGACCAACGGCGTCGACCTCGCGGGCCCACTGCAGTTCCTTGAGACCATCAAGCGAAGCATGCACGAGTTGACAGGCGTCCCCGAGTCTGCTCTTGGACAGATGCAGCCTATCTCCAACACTGCCGGTGTGGCCCTCGCCATCATGTATCTGCCTGCCATGCAGCGGTTCGACATGAAGAAACTGACGTACACGCTGCTTCTTAAGAGAATCAATGAACTCGCGCTGAGGACGCTCTTCCTGTTCGAGCCGAATACCCTGACGTATGACCCAAACACCGAGGGCATTCTGCGTGATGGGGAAGATCCGGTCATTAACCCCGCAGACCCGATGGTGTACCAGAGCAGTATCGAGTGGACCAGCCCGCTGCCTATCGATGCGCTGATCAAACTGAATGAACTCCAGGCGAAGATGGCCCTGGGTCTGGAGTCCAAGACCGGCGCACTCAAGGAACTGGGCGAGGCGTTCCCGACCGATAAGATGCAAGAGATCTTCGAAGAACTCGTGAGGGATGCGCGCGATCAGGGTGCTCTTGATCTTCTTCACTCGCAGATCACCGCAGCCATTATGGCCATGACCGGTATCGACCGATCTGAGGGCGGTCCCGTAGACAAGAAGGGGCCACAAGAGAAGGACGCGGACGGTAACCCCATCCCCACGCCCACGGAAGCCCCACTGGCCATTCCCCCGGAGATTGCACAGATGACCGAGGCGAATCAGGCGCAGGCCATGGTGGACTTGGTGACGCAGGCCTATGGAACCAAGTTGGGAACCCGCATCCCTGTGAGTGACTCGTGAGCGCCATGAGCCCGAAGCAGTGGACTTGGGTCGACGCAGAAGTCGTCGAGGTGGTGGATGGCGACACAGTGTCCTTCAAAGTGACGCGCGACATCGGATTCGGTGGCACAGCGACCTTCATCGTCAGGCTTCGCTTGAACCGGATCAACGCTTCACCAAAGGGAACGATCGCGGGAATAGCAGCGACCGCGTATCTGAAGACCCTCTTGGTCATAGGAGCATTAGTCTCGGCGACCACCATGAAGCCATACAAGTACGGTGGCCCAGGCACAAGCCCAGGTGAGTGGATGGTTGAGGTCACACTGGCCGACGGCACCAACGTCAGCGACCTAATGGTGGCCACAGGCAACGCCGTGTATTGGGACGGCCAAGGTCCTAGGCCCGGGGGCTGAGCATGCCCACCCGTATTACAAACTCTGATCTGTTCTGTGAAAACATAAATCTGTTGAATACCTTCATCGTTCGCATCGTGGATTACTCGTAGAAACTTCCGACCAAGGAGTCGAGACATGACTACTGCTACAACCACCGCACCGGTTATCCCCACCCCACCGGCTGGTATCACCCTCCCCATCACCCTCCCCATCACCCCACCTGCTCCTGTAGAGAAGCCCGAAGCCCGGTTCACAGCCGATGACATCGAGAAGGCTCGTACGCAGGAGAAGGACAAGGTCTACAAAACCCTTGAGTCCTGGGAAGAGAAGTTTGCTGAGCAGGGGCAGGTGTTAGCGAATCTCCTGAAGGATAAGGACTCCGCCGTTGCGGCTGCTGCTGAGCAGGCCACAAAGGACGCCGAAGAGGCAGCCACTAAGCGCTGGGAAGAGCAGGACTCGAAAACTCTGGTCGCCGACGTGCGCGCCGAGTTCGAGAAGAAGTTGGCCGTTCTTGAGGAGCAGCGCTCGTTGGAGAGTGCGACCTTCGCTAAGGAGCGTTCCTTCGCTGAACTTCGTGATTATGCGCAGGCGAAGGTAACTGAGGCCCTTGCAGCCAATGCAATTGCCCCGGAACTCGCTGGGTACGTTGTTGGTAACAATACAACGGAAATCGACGCTAGCCTTGTGAGAGTAAAGGCAACGACTGAGAGTCTTCTCGCAAGTATTGCTGAGGCTACTGCAGCACAGCCCCTAGCACCACGAGGTGTCTCCCCCACGGGGTATGCACCGGTCGGAGTTATGGATGATGACACGTCG